CAGATAGTTAAGAAAACCCATTGGTCAGAATAGTTAAATATATCTTTAATAACTTCATCAACATGATCTTCTGGGATATGTTCTAATACATCTGTTGAAATAACTAAATCAAATCTAGTATCAGGCTTTGTACTAAATTCTGGTACTGCTGGGTCATATTTAGATGCGTTCCAATGTTTAGGGTGGTTTTGTGCTTTACCACATCCGTAGTCTAGAATCGTTTTAATCTGTTTAGATTTAATTATTTCGTTAATGATTGGAATGTATTTAACAACAGTTGTGCCTCGCCATTTTCTATCGTTTTGATGAATAAGTTTAGCTTGTTCAATGTAAGTATCGTATAGGCTCATTTTTTTTTTCTTTTCTTTTTAACTGTTCTTGCTACTGATAATGCGATAGCAACAGCTTGTTTTCTTTTCTTACCAGCTTTCATTTCTCTTTTAATATTTTTAGAAATTGATTTAGCTGAATATCCTTTAATTAATGGCATTATTTCTTTTTCTTCTTTTTGTATGCTTTTGCTTTTTTCTTTCCAGCTTTTGTATATGGAAATTTTTTACCTCTTACCATTGGCATAATAAACTCCTATTTGTTTGCGTTTCTCATTATACTAGCCAAACTCTCACATCTTTTTGTGGTTTGTTTGTGCCAATTACTATCTATCATTTCTTCTGATGCTTTTAAATAGTTTTTTTGTTTTATGGCTTCCCACATCTTCTTAAATTTCATAACTCGTGGTTTGCCTAATTGAAAACACATTTCAACGATTACACCAAAAACAATATGATTATGTTCTATATCTCTTAATAATTCTCTAGCTGAATCTAATGCTATTTTAAAATCATTATCAAAAACTTCTTCAAGAGTAGCTTTGTCATAAGCAACACCCTCAACAAAATTATCAGAGGGTAATACAAGATGCCCATAACCAATAGTAGCAAAGCCCAAGCTATCGGAATACACAGTATCCCTAAACCCCTCGTGTTCTTTAATTCGCTGTTTAATTTCTTCCATATATTGTTCTTCCAATGTCTAAGAATGTTTATTAGTTTTCTCATTCATATTATCTTGCAGTCGTGGGTACTCCAGTTGAAGTTACAAAAGGGTTAGAAGCAAATGCCATATAGATGTATGTTGCACCTGATTTGTTATTTGCACTTCCAATTGTTGTTTGTTTAAAACCATTTGAAAGTAAATCCATTCTATCATTAGTATCTTCAATATCAGAAGTGTTTGGGTGTAAATCATAACTTTTTGGATTGTAACCTAATCTTTTATTATCCATTAAAAGCCAATCTCTAGCTTCATCAGTTTGTTTTATTATAACAAAAGCAGGTTTAAATCCTGTATAAACAAATGTTCCATCTGTACTTCCATTACCTGTGTAACTGCCAAACTTACTAAATCCTTTTTTCTCTGCGAAGCAGTAGGCTATGTAATTAGTTCCACTATAATTATTTGGTGTCCAACCATTTCCTAATGAAAAAACACTAGAAGTTGGAGATGTGTTATTCCAACCTAAAATAGATGTTCCAGTAGCTATATCTCTACTTAACCATTGATAGCTAGTATTACCTAAACTTTGATGATAAACTATCCAATGTTGTGGTTGTGAAGCAGGATCTTCTCTTGATTTAATTATAATCATTGCTGGTGCAGAAGATAATCCATGACCAACTGTAGCAGTAGCACCACTTCCTGTATAAGACACAATACTAAATCCACTTGTAGTGTTTGCTGAAACTGTTGATGTGATACTTCCATCTGTGTTTGATACTGCTGAACTATCTGAACCTCTCCATGACCAACCAACATAACTTTCTCCTGATGTATTCATTCCTAATCTTGTTCCAACAGTAAAACCATCTGTATCAAAAGATTTTAAACCTTCTGCATCTGTCGCTTCAGCATTTGTAAGATTTGAAAATAAATTTTTTGTAGCACCTCTAACAGAATCTACTAATTGGTGTGAATCTGTTGTATCTCTATTTTTAATCCAAGTTAAATCTGGAGAAAAATTTAATGATGATATAGATTGCTCTGCACCTGTACCTGTGTATGTTACAGTTTCAAAATAATCAGAGCCTTTGTCGATATTCGTATATGCCATTATGCTACCTTACCATATCTTTGTAATGTTAATTTTCTTTGAAGTTGTCTATATTCTTCAGTTATATAAGATAAATCTTTACCAAGTTTATAACCTTGTTTCAAATATTTATTTATTTCAGATGGTTTAACAGGTTTATTTTTTCCATCTTTGTTAATATATTTTAATCCTTTTGTGCTTTTGTTACCCATAAGTTTTTCTGATATTTTTTTCTTTTGACTTTCTGGTAATACTCTACCAAGTGTAATTTTATTACCTTTCATTCTATCAGAATACATTTTTCTATACTTAGGTTTTTTCATATGACTATATTTTACACTTTCCTCTCTTAACTTACTAGCTATTCTTGAAGTAATTTTATAATTTCTATTTTTAGTTTTTAATCTGCACATTCCCTCAAATGCAACTAAACATAAATGTCTATTTCTTCCTTTAGTAAATTTACATAACAACATATGAACTATAAAATGTTCTCTAGCAGTAAGTTCTACTAAATTTTTTTTAATATCTTTACCACCTAAACATCTTGGCAAAATATGATGTTTTTCTTTATAGCCAGATAAATTTCTAACTTTTGCTTTTTGGATTATAGAATCATACCAAGATTTGTATTTATTATTAATAAACATATTATCAACCAAATTCACTCAAATTTTTTGTGTTCAAACTGTAATAGCCACTCGGAACTGGGTATTCAAAGTTTCCATAGCCATTACCATCACTATTTCCTGATGAGATTGTAAATGGTGGGTTGCCGAAGTTTGCTTGGAAAGTTGCACCATTATAACCTTTTGTTGCAAAATGCCAAAATTTAGTCATATCTAAACTTGTAATAGCAGAATTAGTTGTTGTGCCATTTTCTATTTCAGTTTGTGTAGCTGAATTTTGCCAAGTTCCATTTTTTCCAAACCAAAGAGTTCCATTGTCTGCATCAAAAGCAATTTGTAATATATCTGCAGCAGTATATGTATTTCCATAAGCCGAACCATCAAAGTTTCCGTTATTTTGATAAAGATAAGTTGCAGAAATTTCATCATAATCATCTTCAGGTGCTAATCCAATATATGCTTCTGAACCAACTGCTGAACATTTTGCTTCAAGATACCATTTTCCAGCACTAACTCCTATTGAAGATTTTGTGTTTGTATAATAAGTTGCATCTGCTTGATTAACTGTTGTATTTCCATTAGAAAAAGTTGGTAAATATGCAGTTCCACTTGCTATTCTTGGATTACTTAAAGGATTCCATGTTGCAAAATTATTAGTCGGTGTATCAGTAGATTGATCTATGCTAGTTAAATTATTTACAGTAAAGTTATTTCCATTACCTGATACATCTGCACCTAGACTACCAGAGTTTTCAAAGTCTAAATAGAATCCATTTGTGCCAAAAGTTAAACCAGATACAGATTTTGGTTTCCATATTCCTGTGTCTTCGTCAAATTCTCCAAATGATGTTGGGTCTAGTTGTGCATTATCAATTACTACTACTTCTGCCATATAGCCATCAAAATCATCTCCGCCTGTTGTATCTCCAACTAAATGAGCATAAGCATTATTTCCCCATTTCATATTTGCATTTTGAGATGGATAAGTAGCAGTTGAAAAACTTGTTTCCTGAACACCATTTACATAAAGCTTAAATCTATTTGATTCCGTAGATTGTGTACTATCAACTGCAAAAACTAAATGATACCAACTAGATACATCTCTAAATTTTCTATTTGTATCAAATCTCCAAGTATAACTTCCACCATTATAATTTCTAAATAATAAATTATCACTACTTCCAAATCTTACATCTAAAAAATTATTAGCATCAACCTTATAACCAAAAAGCGATTTGCCACCACCACCTAAATTTGCTCTTTTTACCCAAACACTAAAAGTATGTTTTTGCTGACTTCCTGAACTTGCAAAAGTTTTACTTAAATAATCAGAACTCCCATCATCAAATCTTAATGAGTTATCTACTTCATATCCTACAGCAGATATTGAATTACTTGGAAGTATTAAAGGCATTATATTACCTCAGTTGGAAATTCAGGTAGTGGTCTTGTAAATGTGCCGTCTTGTTGTTCGGTGTATTCATATAATGCTTTTAGTTCATCAACTGTTGTGCAGTTATTAATCATAGTTTCCATTTCATTAGATTTAGTTCTAACATCTGCTCTAAAAGATAATATGTTTGCTGGAATATCATAATCAGCAACTTCTGTAGCTTTAACTACATACCAATCAGTAGGTGCTAATAATCCACTAGCTTGTTGTTTAACTATTCTTTTCTTTTCAGTTTTTAAACCATAGTTAATAACTTGAACACCATCTTCTAATATAGGGTTTCCATCTTCATCTACTGCGTTTTCATCTTCTAATCTTTTAGCAGTTGCAGTTCCCCAAGATTTAGTAACTTGACCATTTGCAAAAGTATATTGTTCGTTTGTGTTATTGTAATATGCTGGGTCTTTGTAATTAGTTGAATCAGTTATAATTTCATAAATACCAATAGCTTCTTTTTCAGCTTTAGACCACATTGTAAATATTTTAGCTGGGTATCTTACATCTGCTATAACAATAGATTTAGGGTAATTTATAAATTGAGTTATGTTATTATTTTCGACTACTGCGTACATTGTTTATCCTTATGTTGCTGACATATTTAAAGTTCTACCCATCTCTTGCCAAACTGTACCATTGTATCTAAAAACTAAATGATCTGATTGACCTGAAACAGATGTAAAAGTTGGTGGTGTACTTCCAGCAAATTCAAAAACTGTATTGAAAGCGATTGTGTGTGAACCACCATATTGAATATTTAAACTTATAAATGAACCTGTTGTTGCATTACTTGGTGCAGAAAAAGTTGTGTTTTCTGTTGTAGTATGTTTTGCGTTTGGTTCTGCTTGTGAATCCCAAGCTACTGCATTTGATGTAGATGTAATACTAGCTTCTGGGTAATAAGCTAGATCGTTAAATTTAATTAATCCTGTACCTTTTGTAGTTAAATCTATTCCAATATTTGTATCATCTCCTGTTGCAGATAAAATTGGATTATTTCCTGTAGCATTATTTGTAATTGTAAATTCATTAACTGCACTTCCTGTTTCTACAAATTTTAATAATTCATTTGTTCCATCTCCAATAGCATTTCCATTAACATCTAATTGACCACCTAATTGTGGAGTGGTGTCATTTACTAAATCTGCTACTACTGAACTATCTAACCAATTAACTGTGTTAGCTGAATAATCTAATGTTGCTAAAGATATATCATCTGCACCATCAAAAAATTTTAAAGTTGGTGTAGTTGCTGAAGTGGTATCTAGCCAAACTGTTCCAGCTACTGCTGAACTTGGTCTTGATGTTCCTGAATTAGATGTATTGATAGCCTCTAAAGTTGCGTTTAAATCGCTACGAAAAGAGGGGAAAGATTGGTTCTGAATTAAATAATCGCCTTGTGCCATGATGTTCTTATACTCCTTTTAAAAGCCTTTTGCAATATAATCAAAGGTACGACTTATTGCTGTACCACCTGAATTTTTAAATGTTAAATCAAAACCATTAATTGTTTTGTTTTCAACTACAAAGAAATCTCCAGTAGCTAAATCTTCGCCTGTGATTCCTACGGCATAATTAACAGATTTGAATGGATTTGTAAATGTTACAGTATATGTTCCAGCACCAGAAGTTATATCATTTCCACTAAATATTCTATCAGGCATATCTATTGTAACTGTTACTTGTGAAACTACAGGTGTAGATGCTAAATCTCTTGATATTAAAAATACTCTAAATTTAAAATATCTAGCAGTATAGTTTCCTATTACAAAATTTTGAAAAGCTGTATAAGTTATATTATCATCTGAAGTTGCTATTTCTAAATGAGCATCACAGTTTGCTGGTGTATCTCCATCAAAGTTTGAACTAGCAGAATCAAATAATCCTGTTCTATTATCAAATAAGTCATCAGGGTTATCTGATGTTTGAGTTAATGATGCTGTAATTCTAGCAGTATGTTTAGCACCAATATCAATTACATTTGCAAATTCATAATTACCATTTGCAAAAAAGTCAGCATTACTAACACCAGAATCAAAAAATCTACTTGTTTCATCATCAAAATTTCCTGAAGCTGAATCAAATAATTCTGAAGAATCTAATCTAATTGAATCATCTGCTATAACTGTATTAGTTAATGTTCCTAAAAAATCAGGGTGTTCAGATTGAGTTGCTATTGAATTATGATTAACAGTATCAGTTACATTTGAAATAATTGCAGTTGCATTAGAACTAAAGTTACCTAGTTTATCTACAGCTTTGATAAGATAAGTTCCAGCCCTAGCTGGTACAGAAATTGAAGTTGCTGGTCTTGATACTTTAGAAACTAAATTAACTGAGTTTTGCCAATCTGCTGTTCCATCTGTTTCTTCACTAAATCTAAGTTGATAGTATGCTAAATCTAAATCAGGTATTTGCGACCATGATAAATGAGCCTCTTGTCCAACAATATTACATGAAAAGTCTTCTACATCACTTGGTGGTGCAATAGCACCTACAACAGTTCTTGATGCTGTTACATAAGTTGATGAAACACCTAAAGTATTTACAGCTTTAACTCTTACATCATAAGTTTCTTGGTCAATTACATTTAAAACTCTATGAGTTAATCCTGAACCTTGTGCATAAATAATATAATCTGAATCTGTGCTTTTCTTATATTCAACTTGGTAATAATCAACAAAGCTATCAGTAGATGCACCTATAGTTACATCTAAAGCTACAATTACAGTTCCGTCATTGTATTCAATAAGTTGGTCATCTAAAGTAACACTTGCTGGTGGTTGAATTGTAAATGGATTAGGAAGATTAGTACTAGGTACTGTTGTTGCTTGTGTTTTTGTTGCCCAAGTATAATGACTATCTTGATGTTCTACTAATGATAATCCAACAGTATAATCTTCATTAAAAGTCATTCCTAAAACTCTAAATGGTTTTGCAGAAAAACCTAAAGAACTATGTGTAATATTAACTATATCTCCTATTGCTAAATCGTAAGCATCTAAACTAACAGTTATTCCTAAAGATAATGCTTCTCTTGATCTTCTTAAAATAACTTCAGCCATTTCTTCAGCTTGATATTGATTTGTTAAAGTTGTGAATGAAAATCTACCCTCTAACAAAAATCCACCATCAGCAGTTTTCATAGTTTCGTGTTGGTCAGCACTTGGAAGTCCTGAATCATCTATTGGCGGAAACTGAACTTCATCAACTTGGAAATTTCTATCAGGATTTACAAAACCAACTATAACTCTATTATATCTTTCATTTTTATCAGGTGTAGATAATGAATATCCACCTATAATATCATCTTCAGTTAATGTGATAGAAGCTGTACCTGTTGTTTCAATAACTAAACTATATTTACCTTGTGAATATGGAAGATAGCCTCTGCAACCTTTAATTAATTCTCTAACATTACTAATAAGATTTTTTGATGTATCTAAAGCAACATTAGTATCAAATATATTAATATCACTTCCACCTGAATATGGAGTTACTTGTGTTTCACAAACTAAAGACGCATCATAAAAACTTTGTAAATCTATTTCATCAGTTGTTAAACCTTTTCCATATCTTTCATTAGTTAAATAATCTAATAAACACCATGCTGGATTAGTTTGATAACTAGGAGATTGTTCTACTAAACTTGCATTATAAGTTTTAACTTTTTTACCTTGTATTTTAGCTTGTACTTTAGGAAGTCCAGCAAATGCGTCTTGATTCCATTTAAGCCTAATTGCTAAATAACATAAACCAGATAATTTATGATTACTTCCCCAATTATCTAATGTAGATAATAATGTTGATGCTGATTGACCATCTGTTCCATAATGAGGCTCAACTCTAATTAAACTTTCTCCATCTTTATAAAAGTTAGCATCTGAACTATCAACTTCTACTATTGTATTATCTGCAAAGCTAGATGCAAATGTAACTACTTTATCATCTACTCTAATTTCAGTAATATCGTTAATTTCTCCCTCTGCCATAACGATTGCCATATATAAATAGGTGTTATCTGTTCCTGAGGTTTCCATAAAGACACGAACACCACCTGTTAATCTTTCTCCATAAATTACAGGAATGTTTGCATCATTAGATTGCTTGTTAAGTAATATTCCTCTTTCAAAATCATCAAATGAGTTAGTTCCAAAATCTTCTATTTCAGGAACTTTTGGTCTTAATATCCAAGAAAGAAATAAACTTATACCAAGTGCTACAAAAGGATTTAGATTTAATGCTTTTGTAAATACTTTAGTTACTACACTAATAGGATTCCAACCACCTTTATTATGAGTTAAATATCCGTTAGCAAAGAATGTATTATCTTTATCTAATTCAAATATATAAGTTTGTGTTTCTTCTAATCTTTCTTTAATTTCAAGTAATTTAGATTTTATAATTTTACCATCTTTAAGATAAAGACCTACTGTTCCAACTTTTAAAGGTTTTACATTTTCAAAGTTATATCTTTCTTCTGTTAGTTTAGGATTATAAGATGCCCATGTTTCATTTTCAGAATCCCAAAAAGGGTGGTCAAATGTGTTTGTAGTTTCTCCATGTTCCCATTTTAATTCAACCATATCACTATGGATTGGTGTTATTAATTTAACTACTTTAGCTTGTGAAAGTTTATTATCCCAAGATAATACTTCATCTCCTATTTTAATATCTTCTATATTTTTTGAAGTTCCATCAGCTAATTTAACTTGTGTTCCAGCTATAAAACAAAAAAGAAATGATTTAATTCCAGTTTTATTTACTGGCTTTCCATAAGCACCTAGTTTTTTTAATATTTTTTCTTCTTCTTGATTAATATATGCAATAAACTCGCCTGTTGGTGCATACTTATTAAGTATCTTTTTAGCAAATTTAATTAGTAAATTATCTAACCAATTAAACATTATGCTTTACCCCATTTAATATCTAACACAGTTTGAGAACTAAAATCCATTCCTACATCTGTGCTAAAAAATCTTTGTTGTGATGTATTATTTGTTTTACGACCATTCTTCTTTTCAAAGTCAGCCCAATGAGATACGACTACTAACTGAACATTACTAGCTTTATCACTCTCTTGTATTGCAAAACTTTCTATATTTCCTTTGTATAAAAGAAATGGGCTATCAATAAGTGCGTTAGAATTATTTAAAAAACTTCTATAAATATAAACTTCATCATTTGTTATATTTTCATTAAGTACTGTTGAAATAAATGTTTGGTCAGCACCAGATAAAGTTATGGTTAAACTAGATTTACTTAAATCTGTTTCTTCTTTATGGTCAGATATACCCATAATAAAATCTGATGAATTATAAGTAACTGATGAACCTGAAATATCTGATGTTAGCGAAAAGGAACAATCAGTAATATTAACAGGAGTACTGAACCCAATAGTGATAAGATGTACTGGTCTAACATCATTTGTTGCTAATATGTTCTTTATCGCTGTTGTTAGGTTTCGGCTCATATTCTTCGTAATTTGTTTGAGTTACACTTTCTGTACCTTTTAACATAGTATATTCAAATTTGCTATTAGGTTTCTTATACTCTTTAAGATCATTAATTGAAGTATCTATTTCATCTTCATTAACAATAGCTTCTGCAATAAAGTCGGCACTTATTCTGTGTACTATCTTATATTTTTTCATTAAAGAGATTCTTCTACATCAAATTCAAATTGATATAAAGCATTACCATCTTTATCTGCACCTACAACACCAAATTCTTGAATATCGTTAGTTAGATAAACTGTAAATGGAACATTATCATATTGTATATCTGATGAAGAAACTGCTGTTGTTAAAGGTGGCTCAATCGTTAATGAACCTGTTGAAATATCTGATTGATCTGCAACGACCATATAAACTTTATCGTGATTAGCAAATTTAATAAAATCTCCAGCTTTTAATGTGCCTGTACCACTACCACCTAATGTAATTGATGTAGCCCCAGCAGATGCTGTACCATTAGGAGTTCCACTAGCTGTACCTCTAGCATCTTCGACTTCTGGTGGCACTATTGTAAAGTTTTCTTTACCTGATCTTTGCTTAATAATAAATGCCATAAGTTCGCCATAAACATCACTTCTTTTTGCTGTAATTACTTTAGCAGTAAAACCCCATCTTTGACCATCTATTTGTCTAGCAAGTTTTTTACCAGATACTGTTTTAGAAATAATTGTATTTTGAATTGATTTAATTCCTAAAGATTCAAAATTAGCAGTAGATATTGGAAATGAACCAGCCATTAGATTATATTTTTACTCCCTCTTTCATTTACAGCATTATTAATTAATTGAGTGATAGTTCCTCTTGATCTAACCAATAAATCTTCAAAGCCAGATGCGTCTAATGTATTGATATTGAAATTAACTGTAGTTGCACCTCTATTTCCACCTCTAGCAGATTGAGTGATTTGACCAGATTGGTTTGGAATAAATAATTCAGCACCTTGCTCTCCTACCATATAAGGTTGTCCTTTTTGAACAGCACCACCATTAGCTTTACCACTAAATATTTTACCAATAGTTCCTAAGAATCCACCGGATGATGTTGAAGTTTGTAATATTGAATATTTTGCTTGTGCTTTTTTGATTGCTAATAATACAGTTTCTCTAGCAATAATTTCTATAATAGTTGATAATATTTCTACCATTAAAGTTCTTGCTAAATCTTTAAATGTAGTTTTTAATTCTTTACCTAATACAATAGCCTCAGCCAATCCTCTTGAAAAACCTTTAATACCCATTTCTAATATTTTAGAAACAAATAATGCACTATCTGTAAGTTTGTCCATATCTTTTTTAATAACATCTGAAATTTTAGTAAAGTTATCTTTGGTTTCAACTAAACTTTTATTAGTATCTAAAACTGCTTTATATCCTTTATGTAAATCTCTTTGATAAGCAAATACTTTTTTATTGAGTTGATCTTGTGTTTTGCCTATTTCAATATTTACAAACGGAATCTTATTAAGAAGTACAATTAAATTTTCATATTGGTTACGCAAGAATGATACGGCTCTAGCAACACCTCTAACTGCCGCCGCAAATCCTTGAACAGCTTTAGTTAATATAAATCCAATAGCATTAGCAATAGCCTCAAAATCTTTACTGTTTTCTTCTATAAATTTATTTAAACTACTAAATTCTTTTTTAAGAGCATCAAAGAATTGAGCACCAGCTACATTTTTCTTGAAGTTAAATAATTTATCTCCAAGCATTGATAATGTACCAGTAAATGTAGTTGCAAGTTCATCAGTAGCACTTCCAAATTTACCACCTTTACCAAATACTTTTTCAAATGCTTTTATAGTTTCCTCTGCTGATACAGTTGCACCAGCTTTAAAACCAAGCATATTTCTAACACCTTTTTCTCTAAAGACATCAGCCGCCGCAATACCACCAGCAAATGATCTTTGTATTTGTTCTGCTGTTTGTTGAAAATCTAAACCTGTTACTGCCGCAACATTACCAGTAATTTCTAATATGCTTGAAAGTCTTTCAGCATCTCCAGCAACAACTGCTAAGTTTCCTGATGCCGCTTGTATTTGTTCTAGTGAAAAAGGTACTCGACTAGCAAAATCTGCCATCACATCAAATGCTTTAGCACCCTCTTGTGTACTACCAAATAATTGTTTTAATCTAACATTTAAGTCTTCAATACTTCGCCCAGTTGTTACAAATGATTTAACAACTAAACCAGCACCTAATGTTGCAAATGCACCTCTTAAAGAAAATACTGCTTTTTGTAATCCAGCTAATTTACCTCTAATACCATTAAAGGCTTGTCTAGTTTTATCTTGTGCTAGAATATTTATCTTTAAATTTTGTGCCATTATGTTTTAAACCTTTTTGCTTCAGCTAATGATTTTTCTGTTTTATATTGTTCTTGTTCTTTTTTCAAGTAGGCTAACCATAAATTATAATGGCTGACAGGCATATCAAGAACTTCTTGAATTGTAAGATGTAATCGTTCTGCTATGACTAATAGCGACCTTACATCAGGGTCGCTTTCTACTTTTTTTCGGCTTCCTCAAATGAGGTATCTAATAATATTCTATTAGCTATATTACCAATAATATTAGAATCAGCTTTCTTTCTTAATGCAAATTTATCTTCTGGGCTAAAGGCTTTAATTAATTCGCCTTTATCATTTTTAACTTGAAGTTTCATAATAATTAAATCAACAAGAACAGTTAAGTCTTGGAAGTTGTTAGACTTCTTAAAAATTATATTTTTTTCTTCAAGTGTTAGAGGCTCTGAATAAAAGACACTAGGATTACCATTTTCATCTTTCCACTCCTCAACTTCAATAGTGATAGTTTTAAGAGTTTCAAAATGAGATTTAACTCTATCAATAACTGACATAAATTAGATTATACAGTTCCTACAGTTAAAGCACCAGTTCCTTGAAATGTTACAGTTCTTGAAACGATTGCATCCATAGCATTGTTAATACTCATACCAGTAATAATACCAGTACCTGTATAACTTGCGTCTCCACTTGCATTACCCTCTGGTAATAAAACAAATGAGATAGATGAACCAGCAGTTAAAGTTTCTTGCTGAGTATCAGTTTCGTCAAAGTGCATTTCGATTGTTCCTGAGAATGAAGTTCTACCAGCTAAAAATGATTTAGTAGCATCAGTTAAAGCTGTATCTTCTACAACATCTCCAGTAGTTTCTAAAGTGAACGAAGTAACTTCGCCCATCTCTGAACCACCAACTGTTACAACTCCTTCTTTTCCGTGATGTGTTGCCATGTCTTTTTATCCTTGTTAGATTTTTGTTTAGTTTCTTTTTCTTGCTTATAGCCTAGTCTTAAATAATGTTCAAGGTTTGTTTCATTAATAACTATTTCTGAATTACCTTTATATAATTTAATATCTTTAGCCATAGTGCTTTTTACAATTTATCGTCTTCTTCGTCAATATCTTCTTCATCTTCTTCAAAATCTTCTTCAAACTCATCAGATACATCTTCTTCTTCCCAAGATTTACTATCGTCTTCTAAAGAGTTCTCTTTGATTTCTTCAATTAAGTCTTTTACTTCTTCACAAAGTATAGACTCCTTATCGTGCATCTTTTCTATTTGATCTACTTTTTTAAGTATCTTATTTAATAATTTTTCACTCATGTTTTATCTCCTATGGTGTTCCAGCTTGATATTCGTACATACACCTAATCGTCATTCTTATTCCACCAACAGGAAATAAACTACCCTCGTCAGTTTCTACTTGGATAACTTCCGAATCAAGTGCGTTACCATTT